ATATGTAGGTTAGTAACGCTTATCTTGCCAACGATCAACTCCGTTTGAATTTGGATATGGTCTTGGAGGAGATGTTACAAATTGTTGTGTACTGTTATCTACAGTTCTATTCGATATCATAGGTGCAAGTATTTGCGACATAGATCCCATAGAATCTTTTAGATCCATATTTACATTTTCTAATTGGTTTAATAAATCTATTTTTTGGTCGCCGGTTGTAGCAGCTTTTAATTGTTTAAGAGTTTCATTTTTAAAACTATTGGCAAGAGTTGATTCTAACGATTGATCTTGTTTTGGCACAACATTTTCTGCAGTTGCAGATGATTGTTTTGTTTCAATATTGGAATAACGATTTAATCTTGCGGTCTCTGCCGCCATTTGGTCCGGCATATCTGCAGTAGGAATACGTTTGTTCAACGTATCTATATCTGTTTGCAACTTATCTCTATATTCTGCATTAAGCATCGGCCCAGATGTCTTAAGACTTTGTTCTTTTATTCTAATTTGTTCTTTTAAATCTTTAGAAGAACTAGAACTTTCAAAATCAGTATTAGCTATTTTTAATAGAGCTTCTCTTCCACCTAATTTTTCTATATCTCGATTGCTTCCCCCTAAAGCATTTCTTGCTTCTTCAGGAGTCATGCCCGTTTTAACAGGATCGATAGTGGGGGCAACATTTTCTCTAAATGCCGTCTCTGCAGCCTTGCCTGCACCTTTTGACATATTGTTGCCATACTCAGTTTCACCTAAAAATTCACTTGCTTCATACGCACCCAATGCAAGACTAGCCGGACCTAATAATCTTCCACCCAACCCCATTTTTCCTGGAACTTTTCCGCCTGCCGGTGGCACTTTGCCACCTTTGCCTCTGCCTTTGCCTCTGCCTTTGCCTGGGCCGCCATCTAACAATCCTTTTAATCCTAGGGCTTCAAGTATACTAGAAATTATCCCACCTTTATTATTGTCTGCTAAACCCTTTAATTTTTTTGCAATTGCTTCTGCCAAAAGTTCTCTATCTCTTTGTTTATCTTCTTCGGTGTTAGGTTCTAACCCTGAACCCGATAATGCAGGTATTGTACTTTTATTATCACCATAGCCAGCTTTTTGCGCAACAATTTTTCGTATTACAACCACTTCCGCAAGTATATTCTTTTCCAATTCTGTATTTTTCATCTTTAGCAATTCATTTTTAAATTGCGATAATGTTAATACTTTATTTTCAGATTTTTCTTCACCTTCTGCCGGTTTTAAATTCATATTAGGTGGCATTGTATTCTTACCCCCTAATATGTATTTTTTTGTTTCGGCAAATGGGGTTATAAATCCTTTTCCGAAGTCTTTAAGATCGCCAACCAGTGTTCTTTGTTTATCTTCCTTATCCTCGGCAGACTCAGAAGATTTTTTAACTTTACCTACTCGTCGTTCTAAAATCTTAGATAAATTATCTATTGATTTTTTTAATGCTTCAATATCTTTATCTTTAGCTGTTGCGGTAAAGGACTGCATTAATGAAGTCATAATACCCGAAGAATTAACTGGTTGTTTAGTTGCCATTATACAGGTCTTCTAACTATTGGTTTGGACGGTGCGTTTCCAAAACTATTATCGACCGAAGCGGGACTCATGCTAAATTCAGTTGTTGTTTCTGTAGTATTAAATGATTGAGAAGATCCGAATGATTGAGTCTGAGGTCCAAAGCCGGTTGATTGTGTTTGGGAGTTAAATCCTCCGCCAGAGAATGACGGTACTGCCGAAGATAGGTTAGGCGTTGGTACCCCACCTGATGAAAAGCTGGTTGAGACATTTGATGCGCCTGCAACTTTTTCCTGTGTTCTACCATACGCAGTAACACCCAATACCGCACCCATCGCTACGTGAAATAATCCACCACCTTGTAGGGTAATAGGTACCCATTGTCTAAATGCGTCATTAGCAGCTTGGACTTCCCAGAACTGCACAATTGTGAACATGATTGGAAATAGAGCAAAATCAAACAAACAGCAAGACATATACATCATTGCCATCATAGGACGCCATTTTTTTGTCATCCAGTCTTCATCTGATTTTTTCTTTTCTTCTATAACTTCTTCAGTTTTATTATTACCTAACATATTAATTACCCCTGTTTCTTAGTTTGTATTTTACGATTTTCCTCACCAATATAATTAATCAACATAGACACATAAATTTCTCTTTCCCATGGAATCATATTTTCAATTTCTGTTAATGAGTATTTATGGTGCTGCATTAACGAGAAATTCAATTGATAATAATTCACTAAACTATCATGAGAAAGAGTTAGACGAAAAAATTTTGCAGGCCCTCTAAATCCACTGTATTTTTCTTACCACATGCCGGGCAATCGGCTTCAATATGATGCACAATTCTTGGCAATTTCTCAAAGAATTTTTCCAATAGGTCAAATTGATTCTTTGAGAAAGAACTAACAAAATCATCTAATTCTTTTTCAGAATAAGTATCCTTATCAAAGTATTCCGTCTTCGTATAAACGGCATCTATACAATTTCCAACCAATGATAAAATTTTATCAGAATTTGAGTTTTCGTATATATCTAATATTTCGTCAAATCTAGGATATCGCATAACGACCCCGATATCATCAGTCAACATAATTTTGTTTTCTATACCAGTTGGCTTATCGACTTCAATCTTTGTTAAATCCATACTGTAGTCTATTTTTTCTCCGCAGTCACAATTAATAATGATATCAGTAGTTTCGCTTATAGACCTTGCTCGTATGTTTAAGAATAAATATTCTATATCAAAGCTTGCTAATTTATCAATATCTAATTTTTTAAATGTACAATTATCTACAAGTTCTGTAACTATTCTAGATATCTCTTTGCTTTCTGCTTCCATTGTTGTTAATAGAATTTTATATTCTTTAACTAGAAATGGTCTATATTTAATTTTTTTGCCGGTTGATGGTAACATCAATTCATAGTTTGGCGTTTCTAATATTGGTAAAGGCATAATAATTTCCTATGTTAAAAAGATTGTCCGAGTACTGCCCCGGATGCTGCCCCAGCTGCAAAATCAGATAAGTTGGGGTTAAAATTTATTCTGTTTAATAATTCGCTTTCGGGAAACCATCTTCTGTACGCAAATGTAACATTTAATTTGTGTACTTGATTTGTCGACCCCATATTTAAATCTAACATATTAACTGCTCTGGGAAATGCATCTTCTAGATATACTGAATAACTTTCATTATTCTGTTCATCTAATTGCGCTATTTTAATTTGCGACACATATTCCTGCTGATAGCTAACATTAAAAGAATTTGGATTGACAACTTTGAACATCCAAGCGTCAAAGAAAGATTTAACTTCCATTTTGTTATCTATATAGAAAGATAAAGTTATTCCATCTCCATTAAATTCTGAAGATACTGGTCTTTGATAACTTGCTCCGTAGATTCTAAAAGGCTTTGTAGATACGCTCATTGCAGGTAAACTAGCAGACTCGCACAATAAACTAACAAGTCTTCCGCTACCAGTGAAAGCCCCCAATCCGGAAGGCGGGAGAATAAATACTTCAAATCTATTGGGTCTAGCTAAACCTCTAATATTTACTTCCGAAATAAAATTTGATATACTAAAGTTTGACATTATGTCCTTTATAGTGTTCTGTTAAAGTCTTGCCAGACTTTAGTTTTCTGTGCACCGACAAATTTTTCAACAGGTAATTGAGAAGCAGTTACCCAATCGGTATAGGGTATTTTATAAAGACGAGATTTGACGTGTGAATTTAAATAGTGTTTTACTGCGAATTTTGCCGGATGTAATCTTGAAGAGGCATTTAATAGTCTCCAAGATAATTGAATTCTAGTATCTTCATCTTTACCCGTGGAGTAGTCTGATAAAAGCCCTAATATTCTGAATCTCATCATATATGGTAAATAATGTAGGTTTATTCCATAAAAGCCATCTGGTACTTTTCTAAAAGGTAATACTAGCGGCAATCTATCATAGTAAGGCAAAGTATCTTTGTACTTAGGGTCATAATAAAACAAGTACATTTCGCCAGGAATAAGTCTAGTAGCAATTTTTGTATCTCTTAATATCTGATTAGTATTTGTTAGTTTGCCCAAAGATGCAATTTGCTGCCTATACCATTGATAGGACTTTTCTTCTCCGGCGGCATTTAGCCTAATTGTTTCAAATGCGTTTGTAGCCATTATTTGGATAATCCTAAATCT